ATGGATTACTGCAAAGCCCGCCTATGTACGCGGAAACGGTCATAACAACATGCAGTGGACTATCACGTTTGAGCAAGAAGAACGCAATCTTACAGAAGGACGTTAATAAGTGATTAAACAAGACACTTTGGAATTAGATGATGTGGTTTATCATTTTAGTGAAGCGGATTTTTTCAAAGCGGAAAGTCATGCGCGTAAATTATTGAATTTTGCGGATGGCCTGATTGAAGTTAAGATGATTGAAAACGATGAAGGCAATAAAGTGCCAGACTTTGAAATCAATCTAGGCGCTGTACTTGGCAACTTGTC